ACGTAGGTTAGGTGTGAAGTCATCACCGTATAGCTCAAGCATCTGACGCAGTGGGTCAAGGCTAGTCTTGCTACCGTTGACGTAATCAAATCCAAGGTTGGCAATGTCTTCGCCTATCACCTGTTGGAATAGCTTAGACAGTACCTCTTGTGCTATGTCACTGCCCATAGGCTGCTCTTTGTTTACTTGCATGAACAGTACGCTGTATGCCTGTTTCTGTGCTGTAGTGAGGGTTGGGTTGTTAGCCATGAACAACGCCTCAATCTCTGCTGGTGTAACGGTACGCTCATAACGATCCATTGCACTGTCGATGGCCTGCTTGATCTTGCGTACATCGCTGCTGAACAGACGGTCTGGGCAACGTGCGCCCTTGTGTTCATCGTAGAATGGTTTGTCCATCAGGCTACGTATAAGGGATAGTTCCATGTGTTATTCTCCTAGTGTTGAAAGGTTAGCCATGTCGGTTGGCTGTCGATACTTGAGGTCATCTGTTAGTCGAAGCACCTTAACGTTGGGTACGTAGGTACGTAGTTCTTTAGCAAACTTTATTGTCTTAGGTAATGCATCTGGGTCCAATGCAACTATTGCCGTTGAGAACTGCGATAAGTAATCTTTGTGTCCTGTTGATAGTGATGTACCCAACACTGCTACCCCAACATATACACCGCTATCACCTACAACTGCAGCACTTATGCAGTCCTCAACAACTACAGCAGTTTTACCACGACCAGACACATATGGCAAGTGACTTTTTCCATACCGTTTCCATTTAGGTATTCGTTTACCCAATGATCTGCCCGTAGCATCCACCATAACTCCAGCATGTACAACAGGGAACACCACACGATGTTCTCTAACGTCATACAATAGTCCTAGCCCTTGTGCATCCAACTGCCACTGGTCACAGAAGGGTGCAATCTTTTTGTAGTCTCGCACAAACCAATCAGGCTTTACGAATGTTGCAACGTGTGTCTCTTCTGCAACAAATCCAAGAGACTTACGTATGTCATCAGCAGTCAGTGACTGACGAGTACCACCCGATGTAGGACAACTAGCTCTGTAACAATTCCATACGATAGAACCCATGTCATTGGTAACAGTAAATGTGTTCTTAGTATTACATGATGGACAAGTCATGCGTCTTGTCTCACCACTTACTAGTGATAAATCATTTATAATATTATTTATATTCATATGTTATATCACTTTCTTTGTTACTCGCTAAGTACTCGATTGTACAGTAACGTTTCTCTGTGTCAAGGCATTATTTGCAGCATCGTATGTATGCTTCATATATGGTTTCACAGAAGACACATTATTGTGTCCCGTCACTGACATTAGTTGTCCTATTGGTACGCCACTGTCAATCATCTGTGTCACCCCTGTCCTACGCAAGTCCATCAGTCGTAACTCCTCTGGCAACGCAGCCAGCCTCATTACCCTACGCCCCACCTTCGATAGTCTCTCCATTGCATAAGGCTTGTACTCACCCATAGTAGGCTTGGGATGTGGCACTACATACTGTTGGAACCCAAAGTCTTTTTGCTGTTCCTTCAACATGACAAGTAACTCAGGTGATATAGGAAGCTCAACGTCAGCCCTACGTTTGCTTTGTTCCAATGTTAGTACACTGGTAGCCAAATTGATGTTGCCCCACTGTAGCGTCCTCATATCTCCTAAGCGTTGACACCATTCGTATGCCATCTGAACGATCAACCCTACATTTCTGTACTCATAATCGCTGTACGCTTTATCAAGAAACTTGATCACATCCCCATGCTGCCACACTACCTTGCGTTGTGGTGAGCTATACCTTTCGATCTTAGCCCAAGGGTTCTGATGTGTATGCTCCATCTTGATAGCGTAGTTGTATACCCTACTGGCACAAGTCGCAGCATGATTAGCAAAGCTGATACCTCTCTTGACCCACTCCTCATACGAGTGCTTGGCCATCTTCGATGTCACCATCTCATACTTTCTTGTACCCATTGTCTGGTGGAGAATTGTTAGGAAGTATCTGTAATCCACCTTAGTATTAGGCCGCAACATATTGAAATCATTTGATTGGTAGTACAAGTTAATCAAGTCAGTCACCTTGCTAGTAGGCTTGATACGCATGATGCCTGCCTGTGCCTTACGGTATGTGTCAATGGCTGCGTTGTGTACCTTTACAATTTGTCGCACTTGTTTGAGGTCACTGCCATACTCCTCTCGTACAACTACATCCTCATCTACAAGAGCTTGAGGTGGGTTGAAACGGTAGGAGATGTCACCCTTTGGTGACACCCTTTCCTGTACATATCTAGGTAGCTTTGCCATGCGCTATGCTGCCTCCAGTTCTACAAAGCGTTTGTCACTGACCCACTTAGATACCTCTTGCTCACGTGACCACATGCTCATGGCCTGTGTGTCGTTGCCTGTCTGCTTGAGGTTGAAACCGTTACGCTCGTCTGCATAGGTAGCATAGTTAGTCATAGCACTATACAGTGCAAACTTATTGTGACCACGTGTGCCTGCCTCACTCATGTACAAGCTATACATCCGCTCAGACTTACGCTTAGAGGCAAGCATGTCATCAAGCAGTGTGCTTACATCTACATACTTGAGGTCAGTGTTAGCCCATATCTGCATCTGTTCTGCATGTTGATAGAAGTCAGTCCTTGCACGATTAAGCTCATAGATAAAGCTGTTCATCGTGAAGTTAGATGTGTTCTTCTTACGCACCTTGTCGTGGTCACCACTGATGCAACCATTAGTGCAGAAGAAATCAATAGCACCAAAGAATACTTGGTTGCTGCATGACCCATCAATACCATGCAGGCTGACAATACGATTGCCAATCTCTGTCTGTGCCTTGTCGGTTACAATGGTTGACTTGACGTTAGGCAGGGTGATGTCAAGCATAGCCCAAGCACCATTACGTGCAGTGCGGAAGGTGTAGTCTGCATCATCTAGGTCATTTGCATTTAGTGTCTCCGTTGCGGTGTCAACTACACCACGAAAGAAGTCTCCATGCGATGCACATTGGAAAGATTTACCGACAATACCAAGGGGTTCGCCTGTCTCCTGATTGATTACATATTTCTTGTCCTTCATCCGAGTGTCCTCAAATGCAATGTCAAAGTCTAAATTGTGTGGAATATCAAATGGCATACTGTTCTCCTTGTTTAAGTATATGGCAACTGTTACATAGTTGTATAGGGTATGTCAATCCCCATACTAGTAACGTTAAGCTATTCATAGAATTTATGTGACCCATATGTCACATGGTACTTGAGTGACTTAGCCCAATAGGGCTTGACGTATAGAGCATGGTAGTGTGTTGAACCTTTGGTGATGTCAGGAACACGACCAGCTATCACATCGTCAGCTATCAACAACGCCCTTGCCCATGCTACTTTCTCACGGGGTGTGTCTGACTTACCATCACAGTGCCAACTAAATTGACAGCGATGCTTACCCTTGTGATAGCCCTGATGTACTACAGCACACACATCGTTGGGCCACCTGTCATGCTGTACCCTATTGATAACAACATGAGCTACTGCATACTGTCCAATGTTAGGGTCACTACGTGCCTCATGGTAGATGTTAAGTGCGAGGCATACTAATGCAGTTGCAATCATTTTTTATTGTCCTTTGTTTTAGGTATGGGTAGACCAGACCAATCGTCACAAGGGTCTGAGTCCTTAGTGTCTGCCTTACTGTAACCTAATGGGAGCTTCATGGATGTATCCATAGCTTGTGTACTCCTCATGTACATACTCTGCACAGTCCATAAACTCTATATGTTTATTTGGGTAGTCATGCTGCGCCATGTGTATGGCAAACTCAGTTGCGGTATTCCAACTGTTAACTGCGGGGTAGGTATCATCTAATGTGATGACAGTCCTAACCCCATCTAGCTCCAGCATTATCTCGTATGCCATTACAGCCATGATGCTAGTCCTCACATGTACAAGTTAGATCACCGATTGCTTCAGCAGTTAGCTGTGGAAACTGTGATCGCAATGTGTACTCAGCTTTGTCACTATCAAGCATGTCAGATACGTCTGCCGTAAACATCTCATGGAATGAGTCGTCAGCAGCCCTGATAGCTAGGTAGGCATCCATCAATGCCTTACGTTGAGTATCAGACAGTTGATCTGCATTGTAGTTACGATCCGCATTTCTGGCGTCACGTTCTTTCTGCCACTTCTGCTGTGGTGTCATATCTTTTTCCTTAGTCATATTCATTCTCCTTCTTTGTTACGCATTGATGTAGTAGTGTGACCATTTCCTCAAGGTGCTTTGTATCATCTGAGGTAAGGTTGTCATCCCCCATCCCATAACTATTAAAGTAATCACCAAACTCTAAGGTACACTTTAATTGTTCTATTACAAATTGTAATTGAGCTTCTGTCATAGATATAAGGGTCATGCTCATGCCTCCAACTGCTTTTGTATTGCTTTTGCTTGTGTCATTAGTACTTTGTACTCCTTAACTAATTTACTACGGGTATTGTCACGAGGTGCAGACAGCTTACCCTTAATTAAGCCAAGGGATTTAAGCATATGAACACGGTATTCTACACGGGTAAGTAACTCATTCAAGTCATCTGCCATACGCCGCATACTGTGGGAACTCCAGTTCTGTAAAACATAGTCATCTAACACGGCGTAGTTGTATGTGTACTTGACTGCTCTCTTCATGTGGTACGTATGGTTGACGTACAACTCAGGGTTAGATGTCTTAACTACTGGACGATTGGTGAGTTTAATTTTAATTGTCATAGCTGGGTTCTCCTTATGCTACGTTAAAGTTTAGGGTAGTGTCGAATAATTCATACCATCCCATAGGCATACAGACCTGTACGGAATTGTCAAGTAGGTTAACCACTAGGTCACCAACTGACATGCTGCTGTGCTTACGAATGTGTTCTACAGATAGTTCACCATTACCGTGTTCATTACCTGCATCAAAGATGTGACCCAAAGTGTAACGGGTCTGTTTACCCATGCCAATCATAAACATGGTAGGCTTATATAGCTCATGCTTTATTGCGTCTGCTACAGCTGTGTCTGGCTCATGTCCCATGCCAAGCATCAATAGGTTAAGATAAGCCTTAGCTCTTGGTGATTTTATTTCAAAGTTTAGTTCCGCTTCTAACTCAGCGTCAATTAAGGGCCGTTGGTATATTAGATATGAATGTGTCATTCGTTATTCTCCTTGAGGTTAATCATGGAACTCCCATGAATGGATTTGATGATATGATTTTTGCCACGGTCTAATCGCTTTGTCAAGCCACGGTCAAACTGTAGCATCTGGCGTAGCCAAACAGACTTCCAGAACTTGTCTGCTCTGATAGCCTGTCGGTCTCGTCTAGCTATGCCTAGACACATAGGGATAAGCCTACGACATAGCCAAGCGTAGCCATGACTACCCACGAACATAGGATTCCGAGTGTGAGTATAGCTCCGCTATACATGTCCCTACGTCTTTCCTGTAAGGTTCGTCTTGTCTGATAGGTTCTCATGTTACATTCTCCTTGTTAAAAGTTGCGGTCTCGGTCCAATCATGGAACTCCCATGATTAAAAAAAAGACTCCCCGAAGGGAGTCTCTTATTTAAATCCAACCGATTGCTATTAAGCAATC